TTATGCCCAATCAATTTGACCCCAATATTTCTCTTTTTTAATTTTTTGTTCTTTATCAGTGATTTTACATACTGCGCAATAGAAATGTTTGTCACTAGATCCAGGCGCTTGGTATTTAAATCTGATAAACCAATGTCCGTCTTTTTTGATGACTTGGTCGAATTTAACCCAATCATTTTTATTGTATAACCATGAACCACTTTCAACTACTGTGCCACTTAGGCCTGGAGATTTTCTAACTTTAATCGTTGTATTAGGATAAAACGTACCTTTCCAATCCCACTTAGTTTTAACGGTTTTTGACGGTTTGCTTGCTTTAGCTTCAATTTGACGACCGTTTATAGCTTCAGCAATTCGTTTTGTAAAACTATCTAAATGAGTAGTTAGATACTTCATGTCTTTTTTAGAAGTAATGAAACCTAATTCAATTAAACGATAATTTAAGCCTAATTGTCCTGTAACGTTAGCGTTAAGAAAATCATTTCTAGGTGTAACGCCTCTGATTTTACCCACTGTTTTTCCTAATGCACTAGATAATGCTTTGTCGATATCGTCTGCAGGGTATCTATCACTAATAATAACGTGTCCGCCACTTGCAGTAGGCCCCGCTGCATCTAAATGAAATTCAATAATAGCGTCAGGTTTAACATTGTTTTTAACCCAATACAAGCCATAATCACTGTAGTTGCCAACACGTTGGCCGTAAAGTGTATCTTGGTATAAGTCTTGATTCATTGACTTACCGCCATACAGCACGACTGTATTTCCTACACTCTCAAGATATTTTTTTATTCTAGGAATAATCTCTTTTCTGTTGAAATCTCGTTCGTTATATCCATTTGCTACTGCTCCTGGGTCGTTAGAGTATGCGCCTTTACCATGTCCGGCAACTAGCAAAATCTTTTTGCCTTTTTTGGTAGTAGCTTTTTTAACGGGAGTTACTTTACTTTTAACTTTATTCTTAGTTGTTTCTTTAGCATAGAACGGTCTGATAAAATACATAGGAAAGTCATAACCGTGTGCTCGACGTGTAGCAACTTCGGGTGGGGACCATTGAGCACCGCCCAACCAATTCTGCTCGATGACATTTATTGTGTTTAAAGTGGCGCTTAATACAATTGCAACGTGTCCGTATCCGCCACCATAATTTCGATTGAAAATAACAACATCGCCCGGTTTAGCTTGAAATGTTTGTGTGTTTTCATACACTGTAGCTTCATTAGTAAAGTTGTTCCATGTTGGTATATCTGCAGCGCCTACACCCTTTAAAGTATGGCCAAATAAATAAAGCCAGTATTGATTGGCTAAATCAAAACATTGCGCGCCATAAGATCTATCAGGGTCATATGCGTTGCCTTCCATTTTTTTTACATACGCAATTGCTTGGTTATAAGTTCTAACAGATACCATTAAAACTCATCTCCATTCATTTGTGGCGCGCCTCCAGTCGTTGTCTCTACTCCTGATTTAACTTCATGTATTTTCTGTTGTCCTTTTTGCGCCGCATGAGTAAAATTGTTGTTCTTCCACCAAGTATAAATAGAAATCACACCGGTAATAATAGAGCTGATAGTAACTTCATCTACTGGGATAGGGGAAATATGCTTAGTAGCTAAAAATTGGTTGACCCACGCTAAAATAAATACTATTGTTCTTACAATTGATCCTATATCTGTTTTCATTCAATTATCTCCTTTTGAGTAAAATAAAAAGCTGACCTATAAAGGCCAGCTTAAAATTAAATTCTTAGTAATCTGTCGTATACTACGTTTGAAATAGCATATCCGCCATTTTTATTAGGATGTACACCGTCCTTGTACATCAAGCCGTTTGAATTAGTAGTGTTGAAGTCTCCCAAAGCTCTGTATAAGCTGATAAATCCAATGTCTAAATCTTTAGCAACACGATGTAATGCGTTGCTATATTCTGACATTCCTAACGCCGTATTTTGTACATTATTTCCGCTCGGACTTATCAAAAATACACTTGCTAATGGTTTACCTTCTTTTATTCGTGAAACGATTTCTTTCATATTTTTTTCGAAATCAGTGATTGTCATACTCGCAGCCATATCATTCGTACCAAGTAAAATACCGAATGTGTTAGCGTTACAACGCTTGATTTGTTTAACCCAGTTGTCACGATCAGTTGCTACGATTTGAGATGATTTCAAACCACCATTGCCCATTTTATGGATAACTACACCTTTATTGCCTTTATAAGCATAAGAGCCAATAAATGACACGAGACCCTCAACAACTTCAAGTGTAATTGTATGTTTACCTAAATCTAGTTTGATTGGTGTTACTTCTTGTTGTGTAGCATCAACTGTCGTCCATTCGCCGTTGTCTACTTTATATCGCCATTTTCCGATGTTTGACGTGTGCAATTCATAATAGTCGATTTCTTCATAGAATGTTACCACTATGCTATCGCCAGCAGTAGAGCTTTCGACCATAGCAGTATCTAAACCTTTAGCTTTTGGACCGATATCTAAATTCGCATCATATTGAGTCCAACTACCTTTTAACTCTACACTTAACAAACCATTGCCTGTATGATTGTTTGCTAGTCCGATAAAACCAATACCGCCGTCAGCGTAGCCCAGCTTCATGAATTTTTCTTTAAGTGGTAAAGTTAGTCTGTCTCCACCCCTAAACTCTCCACCTTGAACCCAACTGTCGCCAATAAACGCAATCTCTGTTTTCCCTGCGTAATCTGCATTTAATTGTTTGCTTATGTCAGCTGTGTATGATTTAAGTGTGTGTTTACCAAAAGAATCGATGTTATAATCAGTTTTATCTTGTGCAGCTTCCTTCTCTATAAATTTGCTAGGTATCTTTATTTCATACGGTATATAACTTTCTGGCACTTTGTCACTTTTAACAAGCATCGTTGAATTAATCGCACTAGTTAACATACTAAATCTTACATACCAAGCGTCTTGAGGTACAGTAATTTGTGTTGTTGCTGTTGGTGTTATAGATATGAAATCAAAATTTTTGTTGTAAAAAGCGTATGTGATAAAGTTGTTGTTTTTTGATAGAGTTGTCGCATCTTTAATGTAAATGTAATCGCTCGCAGAATAGTTGACATTATCTGACAAAAGTCCATTAGTCTGATTGACATATTTGCCAGTTGTTATTCTTGAGTTATCGAAAATGTTTTCTGATCGTTTAGTAAAGCTTAATTTATCCGCCGCTATGCTGTAATCGTATAACATTTCGTTTGAAACATATCTGCTAGGAATATTTTGATTTAAGCCAGGTAAGCTGTAATTGAATTTTTCAAAGCTTGTTTTGGTGCTCCCTTTTTCAATTTGATAATTTAAGTAATTATAACCTGCATATTTAGGGTCTTTGATTGTAGTTGTTCTTAAGAAAAAGGCGTTACTCGGCGTTTTGAATGTTCTTGCTTGTGAAGGTGTAGCCGATCTAGATAAACCACTTAAAAACTTTTTGTTAATGTCATAAAAAACAACCACATCTGCATAATTTTGTGTGTAGTTTGTATTTGGTTCAATTGGTAAAAAATCACTAGTAACGTATGTTTCGTTTTTAATTTCTTGACCGTCAGCATAATTCAAAATGATGTCAGACGCTATTGTGTAAGCATTAAATATGTTTTTTCCTGAAAATAAAAAATCGGTTCTAGGATAAGATACCGCTTTATCTTCTATGTCACTAAAAGCTGCTAAATCCTTCTTTTGAGCATCTGTTAAACTATCGAACGAAACGTTGCCGTCTTTTCCTGGCTCGCCTTTGGAACCTTTAAACTTATCCGGATTTTCATTAACGTAAGTCTTCAAATCCGTTTCTAACTTTTCTTTGAAACTATCATCTAACAGTCCCATAGCATTTTCTTTCATTACTCTTTCGACTAAGTATTGTAAGCTATCAACATGAACCTCTTTGCCGATAGGTCCAGTCATACCGCTATCAGTGATAGTAAAGTAGAAGTTAGCAACATGTATGCTATCTTTGTCATTTGCTAAGAATAATTTAGCGTCCATTTTACCAACGTGAAGAATTACGTTGTCTCTAACTTTGTATTGTATAACACCTTTTCTAGGGTAAAGTATGTCTAACGGTTCATCAGTGAATATAGAACCGTCTTGAGCGAATAAATCTAACCTAGGTATCATGTTTGTCTTTGTGAAGTCTAATATTTCATCTTTATCTTTAATTGTAATTCTGATGTAAGCTGATCCGTCATCTTCTGTATAGAAGTTAGCACCAATAAAACCGTTTTCAACATTGCTTACATTAATATTGGTTACAACGTCTTTTAATTTTCGTACCATAAATACACCTCTAATGTTATTTGTTTTTTCGATAAAATAAAAAAGCCGACGCAATGCGTCGACCTTTTATTAAATACTATTTGCACTTACCGAACCAGAAACAGCCCCAAAAATTCACACCAAGTAAAAATTTGAACATAGTTTACACCTCCTCTCAAATACCAAAGACTATTCTTAGTATTGCTACGATTAGAGAACCGACAATAGTTCCAACCAATCCTAGCACCCACATTTTTATTTCTTTAATATTCTTTTTATTTTCTTTTTTATTTTCTTTATCTAATTCTCGGTCTCTATTGATGCTGTCTAGAGTAAAATTCATTTTTTGATTGACTAAATTTTGATTATGTTGACCATCCTTTATTTGTTCCAAAGAGGTAAAAATTTTTTCATCATTGCTTTCCAACCTACTTACTCGACGCTCAAGGTCGCCTCTTTGGTTGTTATCCATATACCCACCTACTTAATAAATTGTTAAAAAGATTTATTTTTCATCTTCTTTCAATTGTGTTTTTAATTCTTCTATTTTTTGGCTTTGCTCTATCAGTTGTATTTCTAAACTAATAGACTTGTTCATTTCTTCTATTAATCTTTTTTCTAAAACTGCTTCTGTTACTGATTTTTCATTCATACTTTTACCATTCCTCTTCCAGCAGGATAGAATCTATATTCTTTTAATTGCATTTTTTTAACTATTTCTCTAAATGAGTAGTAACTATCTTCAACTTTAATATAAGCATCGTTTTTTTGTTCTGAAAAGGCGATACCTACACCGTCGTAAAAACTATATTCTGGGTGTTCAGTTGCGAAGTTACGTTTTTTTCCTGATCCAAATGTTTGTATTGCAGAAAAATATTGGTCAGTGTTTTGATATGTGTATATACCGTTGAAAGAGTTCGTATAACAAGTATCGAACCGTTTTTTAGTAGTACCTAAGTTCATTGGCATTGTCGGCGGACTTGTAGGCGCTAAAACATGGCCTGATGTTCCTTTTTTGTAAAGCGTAGGGTCTACAATATCGTTGTTATCAACAGAATAGTAGTATTCCATGCCGTTTACACCAAATTTTATATTTGAACCACCTAACTTTATTGTATCCGAATATAAATTTACGATGTCATAAAAAGTCATCGCGTTATTTTCTTTAATCAGATATCCTTTTATAAACTCTATTCCACCAGCCATTGCCGCTGTGTTTTGCTCGTCCGAATCATAATCTAACACACCAAAACTTAAACCTACTTCCCTGCTATCTGGCCTTTGATCTCTTTTATTATCTAAAATACGCATACCTATTGAAGTGTGTATAGTTTCAGTTTTATTAGTATATTCGTTGTATTTTTCTAAATCGTAGTTGTATTTAATACTGTTTTTACTCGAATAAAAGTCAATACTACTATTCTTTTGAAATGACAATTTTCCAGCGTCAAGTTCAAATAAAACATCGTCATTGTTACTAGCTAGCGTACCACCTCGGATATGGTCAGCAATCAACGTACCTGTTGTGATCGCGTCCGCATTAATACCATAACCGGTTATCGCACTTTTGAAGTTATAACCACCATTATCACTAATACCAATACCTCTACTGTTAAAAACAGTCATCACGTTGGGGTCTAATGGGTCTCTTGCAGTTATACCACTCAAGCCAAATTCTAAATTAGTTCTCGCTCTTTTCAGTGCGTCTGTATTGGTTTTCACTGCTTGAGGTAGTACACTATAACCTAATTTAACACGACCTCTTTTTAAGTCGTCTAAATATTTTTGTGCTTCACTAATACTTTGGTAATATCTCTCTTCACGCGACTTGTCGCCCAAAGTTACAACCTGCTTAGTGACGACGTGTCTTGCATCTCTTGTTTCTTTTATTTCTAGTATTCTGAAACGCTCTCTAAAGTCAATAGTGTCATCTTCAACCATGATGATATCGCCTTCTTTAGGCGAAACGTAGTTCATTTTTCCTGTTTTGTCTCTTAACTTTGTTGTTAAAAAATCAACAGAAATAGAAATTTTAAGGGAGTCGTCAACCAATGATTTTAGTGCTTTGTCCATTGTTTCTTCAATTTTTATTCTTCCGTCTTTAATAGGCTCTGCGTGTCTACGCTGTTTGAATACTTTTTCTAGAGGATGCACGTATTCTCTTATCAATAAAGCTTTTTCGAAGCCTTCTTCATCGGAAAAATTACCATACCCTCTAGCATAAGTGGCCCAATTAGATGCGTCTTCATCGACTGATATTTCTTTAGCATTAATTCTTCTTGAAAGGTAATACGCTGGCTCTCTGGAAACCTTATCTTTTAACATGAATGTGTTTGATTGTGGTAAATACTCGAATTCCAAACCGTATCTATCAATACCGCCTAAAAATAAATTTAACCTTGAGTCTCCCTCTCCTGCGTTTTGCCATTCTTGAGCATAAACAGTTGCGACTAATGTATAGTTATATATTGTATCTTTAAATACAGCGTCAAAATAAGCTTTTCCGGTATAACTGCCGTCAATTTTTTCATAAATCCTGTCGTTAGCTAAGTCGTCGTAAACTTTTTCTCTTGCTACAATGGATATCGTCGGTTTTTTGTTTACTGTTTTTTTGTTTATAGATATAATGACGTATTTTCTCTTATCTCCGTTGCCCTCCACATTTGAAACCCACCAAAGTTTACCGACTTTGTTAATAAAATCAGCGTTTTCTTTCGTTTCAAATAACCTAACCTCTAAAAGACCGTCGCCATTTATCTTTTTGTTTAAAGCTGTTGTTGCTTCAACGGTATAATCTTGATTATTCGTAGGGTCTATAAAAACAAGCGACATTCTTATGCACCTTCTTTTCTATTTGTATTTGCCTAAAACAGATATTTGTAAAGTCCAAGGAGTGCCTGCAGCATCTTTATATGACCATACACGAACACCGATATCTGAACCTATTGCATTTTTAGAAGTGCCGCCCGTTATATAATAATTACCTAAAATACTTACAGTAGTAGAGAAAACTTTAACGAAAGATATTCCTGCTGGAAACGGTATAGCGTTAATGTCGTAATAGTAAAAACCCGATGTCGTTTTAGTGTTTTCAGCTGTATAATCGTAGGTAAAATGCAATTCTGCAAAACCGTCTTCATATTTTGTTATATAATACGTGTCGCCCTCGAGAATTTCTACTATGCCATTAATTTTTTTACTGGCAATACTAGCGCTTGCTGCTTCTGTTTTATTTTTTAAATCGGTCATAGTCTGCGTTGCATTGTTATAAAATGTGTTGATATCAGAATTTTTCTTGTCGTAGTTGTCATTAAACGCTTTGGCCTTATTATTATAGTTATCGTTGAATGCATTCAATTTTGTTGTGTAGTTATTATTAAACGTAGTAGTCTTATCTGTGACATTGTCATTGAAAGTTTTAACTTTATTCGCGTAATCTGTTTCAAAAGTTGTTTTTAATGAAGTGACATCATTTTTTAATTGTGTAATTGTGCTTATTGCACTAGCACCTATGTTGTTGACATTGTTTTTAATACTCGTGTTTAAAGCGTCAATCTCTTTTTTAGATAAATTCAATTGACTTGTTAAATCTTCTTTGTATTGCGCAACAGATTTGTCTAATTCCTTTTTAAACTGTTGGTAAGGGTCGTAGTTTGCTTCTTCAAACTCTAACCAGTCAGAACCATTAAATACATATAATTTCTGTTCATTTCTTACATATCTTATTGTATTTCTTTTGTCTGGGTCAGGTAATTCTGCGGGTGGCAAATCACCTAAATTGTTAACCGGCGTTCCAAGATTAATAGTGTTTTGGTCAACAATTTTATTCCATATTTGTTGCGAAATTTGTTCTATAGCGTTTTCAACTCGTCTAAACAATTCGGAAAAATTTTCATTTATTCTGCCTAAATTTTCATCGTTTAAAGGTGGCGTAATTATTTTTCTCATTATGTCATCTCACTTTCTATTTGTAATAACATCTTGCATCTACAGTGGTTTTGACAACTGCGTTATTTTTAATTTCGATTTTGTTCCAACCGATTTTAATCTCCGGTTGTGTGTAATTTGAAGATTGCAAAATAGATAGGTTGTTATTTAAAATGTTTTGTCCGTCAAAAATGAGTGTTTCTCCAGCTTTAAAGTCTACATCTTCAATAATCACTAGTATGTCATTTATAGCAAAAGAAAAACCTTTGCTATCTTTTTTAAACTCAAATTTAATTATCTTATCCATGTTAGATTGATCGTTGGGTATGTTGCCCGGGTAATAAAAGCTTAATGCATTTACAGCATCAAAAACGTAGTTATAAGCTTCTGAATTACTAATAAGACCCATGCCATGTGACCAATCTTTGCTATTTTGATAGTTTTTGTTATTGTGTAGCGATAAAGTCGTATTAACACTTTCTGCAAATGGCAATTCGATTGTTTCAAATTCAAGTTCAGCTTCGCCTTTATGATTAGATTGACTTAAGCTTATAACATTAGCCAACCTTACTTTATAACGCTTACCTGATGACATTTCATTGGCTGTTTGCGGTGTGTCGAACGATGTTTCTTTGTTGTTTTCATCTAGAATTAAACCGCCCGAGTCGGAAGTTGTGTCTCTAAATTCATATTGCAATCTTTTTGGCCTTCTCATTTCTCTAATGTAAAAGCCGTCTAAATCAGTAACTATGTTGAATAATTTATCTCTGTGCAAAGGGAAGTCGCTAAGCTCGCCAGCAATGAAAGAAATGGGCACGCTTACCGTTCTTTTACGATAAACGCCACCCATGTCAAAGCGGCCGTGTAAGCCGTCTATTTGTTCATATTCTGTGTCTAGCTCTAAGCCACTTACATTGAAATCATGAACAATTATGCCAGCGCTACCTAGAGTGAATGACTCCCCGTCAAATTTCTGTATGAGTACATCCAACTAGTGCACCTACTTTCTTTTTAATTTCTAACAAGCATCATATCTTTAGTAGCGTGAACACCGTCAACCTTAGCTGTAATAGCTTCGTCGTCGAGGTCTAATTGTATTTTGATAGTATTTGTTGTCGGCTCTGCTTTTACGTTGTATGATGCGTTTAAATCGCCTTGTATGCTGTCTTTTAATCCTTTAATACCTTGAGAAATTCCGGATATTTCCGGTGTTTGTAGTTGTGGAGTGAATGCGTTGGCTACTCTGTCGCCAAGTTTTGCTGCGCTCTTGATTGTGTTATTTCCTTCTTGCATCATACCTACAGTTAAACCTTTAGCAATGAATACACCGACTTCATCACGCATCACACGTGAAGGAGAATGTATACGCAACGCACTTTTAATCGCACTAACCGCTCTACTTGCTAGCGCTCGAGCTCTCGACATTACATAACCGGCCATATTCATGATACCTCTGGCGATGCCACGCGCTAAGTCAGCACCCGCCGAAACCATTCTATAAACGCCGCCTCTAACAGCGTTATAAGCTCCAGAAATACCGTTTCTAACAGCACTACTAACACGACTCATTCCGCTGTGTACAGCACTACCCATTCGGCTCATACCGCTAGACATTGCGCTAGTCATGTTATGAACAGCGTTCGACACTGTAGATTTGATGGAATTCCAAATGCTACTTATGATACCTTTTACTCTACTCATAATACTACTTACTGTATTTCTAACTGCGTTAAAACCAGATGATACAAATGATTTAACAGCGCCTACAGCTCCAGAAACGATAGATTTAACACCATTCCAAGCTGATGATATAAATGATTTAACAGCGCTCATAACTGAACGTACAACATTTCTAACACTGTTAAAACCCGAAGATACACTGCTTTTGACTTTTGAAACTGACGAAGTGACAAATGACTTGATTGCGTTCCATACAGCTGAAATCACAGCTTTTATACCGTTCCAAACGCCTGTAGTTATAGCTTTGAGCGTATTCCACTGCGCTTGTACTCTATTTTTAATATAGTTAACAGCGGCCACTATAACTGCTTTTATGCCGTTCCAAGCGCCAGATGCAGCCGATTTGATAGCATTCCAAATTGCTGATAAAGCTGCTTTCAAAGCGTTGAAAATTGCCGTTGCTCCACTTTTGATTAAATTCCATACGGTCATCGCTGTTTGTTTGATTGTGTTCCAAGCGCCTGACCAATCTCCAGTGATTAATTGCATAACAGTTTTTATAATGCCCCAAACAACATTTATAGCTACTTGAATAGTCGTCTTAATAACTTCCCAAACGATAATAACAGCTTGCTTGATTACTTCCCACGCTGTTTTCATAGAAGGACCGAGCGCATTCATTACTGTCATAATGACTGTTTTGATAGCATTCCATACGGTTGTTGCTGCAGCTTGTATAAGTACATGATTTTCTTGCCACCATGCTACTAATCCGCCCCAAATGCTTTGAACGAATGTAACGATAGCAGTGACAACCGTTGATATAGTTGTTTTGATAACATTCCAAGCGTTTATACACGCTTCTCTAAATCCGTCGTTAGTTTTCCATAAGTAAACAAATATAGCCACTAATGAACCTATGACAGCAATTACTGCTAATACAGGTGCGCTTAAAGAAGTAAAAACGCCAACAAGCAGACCGAAAACGGTTCTAACTAGAGATGCTTTACCAAAAAGTAATGTAAACACTTTAGTTAAGGCTTGTGTAGCAGCTTTACCAAGACCTAATTTACTAGCTAGCCCTACAATTTTAGTTATTAATGGTCCTAAGAAGTCATATACACCAGAAATGCTAGGTACTAAAGCCATCAAAACACCTGTTAAAGATATAGAAACGCCGACTAATTTCGCTATAGCCGGATGTGTTTCAAACAACTTGGCTACCCAACCAGCAAAAGCTGTTACAGCTTTCAAAACTTGCGATGCAATAGGTGCCATTGCGATACCAAAATTAACTAGAGCCATTGCAATATTACCTATTAACTGCATGATAACTGGACCGTTTTGGTTCATGTATTGAACAAACTTCTTAAATCCGTCTGACTTAGATATCCCAGCCGACCATTCAGCGAATTTTTGCGTCATTTTCTCTAATGATTGGAAAATTGTCGTTGAATTAGGAGCGAAAGCTTTAAAGATATTAAATATGCCTATAAACGTATTTTTGAAGATGTTAGATATGATTGGTAAATTGGTTTTAGTATAGTTAATGAAGTTTTGAATAGCTCGGCTACCTTCAACGCTGTTAGCCCATTTTTGAAAGGCTATAGCCATGTTTTGGAAGCCTTGAGAGGACCATTTGAACAATGGCATTAGTTGAGTGAATATTGATACTAAACCGTCGCCAAAACGTCCACCTGCATTGAGTAAATCTCCGAAAATTTGAACACCTACTGTATTTAACGCTCTAAACGCATTCTGTGCTGTGCTAGAGCTAGTTACCCATGTTCTTAATTTGGCTGCATTATCGCTGATTAGCGTTGCTATTCCTGATAAAAACGGTCTCATTTGATTTAACGCGCTTGTAGCACTTCTTATACCAGAAGCCATTGCACCAAATATTTGAGACGCATTTTCTTTCACAATACTTTGCCAAGTTGATTTAACACCATTCAAAGCGTTTTTATAGTTGTTTGTAGCACTACTTGCACTAATCGTACCTTTTTCAAGCATTTTGATAGCAGTTACAGCCATTCCAGCAAAACCGGTAACACCCAAACGAAGCACACCAAAAGCGCCAGCAGCACCAACAGCACCGCCGCCGAGTGCAACAGTAGCATTACCTACAGCGGCGACTGCTGGTACTAAGCTTCCTAATATGGGTATTAACGCACTAAATGAAGCTAACAACAAACCTTTAATTATATTTGATCCAATAGTCCCAAATGTTCTAATTGATTTAGCGATGCGATCCATTCGACCTTGAAAAACATCAACTTGTCTATTTAACCCTGTTAACGCATTTCTGAATCCATTTGAGTCTAAAGTTACCCTAGTTTTTATTTTGTTAGGTATACTTTTCAACATCAATTTAAAACGGCTAACTTCTGAATTTGCTAGTTTGCTGTCTACTTCTAATTTGGCTGTAGCTCTCTTTTTAGCAAATTCAAGCAACGCTTTTTTAGTTTCTGCAATTTTTCTTCTGGCCTCTTCCGAATTAACTCTAATTTCCGCTGTTGCTTTAGATGAGCTTAAAGCTTTCAAACTAGCTTCAATGTTTTTAATTCTTGTTTCAGCACGCTTTGTGTTTGCATCTATATCAATTTCGCCGTTTTTAATGCCGTTTACAAGTCCTTGTAGACTTTTTATGTTTCTAACAGCTTTGTCAATATCTGCTGTGATTTCAGTATCTGCGTTAGTTTTATCCAATCTGTTGATGATAGATTTAACTTCATCAGTTTTTCTTGAAAACTCACTTATGTCAGCTGTGACGTCAGGGTCTATTTTCATTTTATCTAACTCTTGTGCTTTAGCTTTTGATTTATCAATCTTTTTATCAAAATTTGATGTGTCAGCGTCAACATCGTTGTCTTTTAGTTTCTCTACAACTGCTTTGAATTTTTCAGAAACTCTTTTAGCTGCTTGTATTTGCTTTTTAAACCTGCTGACATCAGCTGTAACTTCTGTAGATACCTTGTAATTAGCCAATTATCCTCACTCCTTCCCTTTTGCGTCTTTGTTAACTTGAGCAACAAGCTTTAATTTGTCTTTCAAACTCATGCCTTGCTCTACTTCTTTGCTTTTTTCTTCAAATTTGATAGATAAACCTTTATCTAAACGTTTGATGTTCTCTTCATAATTCAATAAATCAGATGAGTCATTAAACATATAACGTTCTTCTGGCTTATTCTCTGTTCCGATGTTTTCGGTTAGTTGAGCATTACGAATTGAAAAGGCTAAATCAAACATCTGTTGTATTTGGTCTAGCCTTTCGTATTCTCGCGCCCACATTCGATAGTAGTATTCAGTTAGAGTTAACCTTTCTATCTCTTGCATATCGTATATCTTTAATTGAGACATACACGATATAACTAACTTGTCATAAGTTAATGACCTATTTTGTATTATTTCTTCGCTTTTTTCGCTTCTTTGTACTCGTCCGGTACTAGGTTTTGGGTCATGACACGCTTTCCCAATTCCTTAATGATGTCTTGACAAAATTCTTCGATGCCGTGTTCTTCTGCAATATCTTCTATTACAGTTTCTAATTCACTTTCTGTTTTAGGTGCTTTGTTGTGATGTGCTGTAGCTGCTTCGATAATGTACGATAAAGAAACTGCATCAGCCATTTCTAGTCTAGGTACTAACATTTGTGTACCTTGACCAAAAGAAATGTTTTCAGACTCCATAGCCATTACTTTGTCGATGATTCTTAAAAATTTTAAACCGAATGATAATTCTAACTCTTTGCCTTTAAAGTTGATATACATATTTATGTACCTCTTTCATTTTTTTGATTTTTGGTATAAAAAAAGGAGCAAGCTCAAGGCTTGCCCATTTAAAATTAAAGTACAGGTGTTCCAGTTTCGGCCGCTCCGCTTTCTGTTGGTTGAGGTATTGAAGCTAAACCGTCGTTTGCAGGGTCAGCTTTCACAGTGTCGTGGAAGCCGTATGCAAGTTTGTTATCTTCAATAAGTTTAGGTAACGTTGCATAACCACGTTTTTTCTTACCGAAAACAGCATATTCAGCTTCATATTCAGCAATGCCGTCAGCCTCATTCTTACGTTCGAACGATGTGAAATAACCTTGTCTGTATTCTGCTTTATATTTACCTTCTGTGTTTTTAACTTGTCGATTGATGAACCAAAGTTCATAAGCGATGTCATCTTCAACAGCGTCCTCAATTTCATCTGAAAGCTTGTCTTGTACGTCCATGTGTGCTGTGAATTTAACTTCTGACTCTAAAGAACCGCCAGCGCTAATTGAACCGTCCATTGTTTCAACACTGTCTTTATCTTTTTCAGTAGAGCGTGAGTGTTCTGTAACTAGCATTACTTTTTCAGCGTCTACTTTTTCTCCTAAAATTCGTAATAAAACTAATTCATCTTTACCTGATTTTTGTGGCATAAATAAACCTCCGTTTTTTTAATAAGTATCAAATTCTGCAACTATTTGACTGTGTGCTAAAGATTGATTTGTTGTATCTTCAGATATTTGATTAACAGTTATATCGTTTAACCTTACTTGATAATTAGGTAATGTCTCTAGTTGACTTAAATCAACTTGTAAACCGTACACAATGCTATCATGTAAGCCTAAATCGCTTTCTTGTGACCAAATATCTATAGTGACGCTTGTTTGTCCGTCTATGGTGTCAAACGAGCCTATATTCATACGACCGTCACTTCTGCTTAGAACAACAAAAGGATATGAAATATCTTCTGTCATCTCTTTTTGAGAAATAACAGGGATATCATATCCTTTAGCTAAGTCAAATGTTTTGTTGTAAAGCTGTAATTGTGGTGATTGCATTGCAACACCTCTATCCTTCCAGTAATTCTTTTAAGTCTTCAACCAAATTCTTTTGTACCTCTAAATATGTTGGCCACATAAAAGGTTCAGCCTCCATATAACGCGTTCCAAATTCTAAGAATCATATTTGTTATCGTAGTGGCTTTTTATCCTCTACTTCTTACTGTCACCAGTAAGGTCGGCGTACCTTTTCAACCAATAAAAAAGACAACCATTATTGGTTGCCGGACACTCTTGGGAGTATTATATTTATTCAACTCCTACGCTCTACGATGCTGACTAGCCTTTCGAAATCTAGTCAGTTATCTCGGGGTTGTCTTTCCAGTATTTTCATTAAGAAAGAGTTTCCCCGATATTGCCCGGTTCTTCACTATGCTGTCGCCAACATAGGCGGGATTCTTTTTCCCGAATAGCCGGCGTTTGATGTGATTTTATATGATAATTTACCGCTTTTTGCTGACTCTATTTCACGCCATAAATTTCCAGTCCAGTATCCTTTATTCATCACACGTTTAGCATTGTTTTTGGCAATACTCACACCGTCCATAGCGACGTTTCTAACAACTTCGTTTACATCGTCCTCAATGTTGTCTTCCATAAACTCAAAGTGTTCTATAAGCGCATCTAAATTCATTAGTTAACACTCTCCAAATAAAACACAGTATCGTGAATGTAGTGTTTTTGTGTAACTACTTTATATTTGGTGTTGTTAACTAATGCGTGGCTTACAGTATTATCGTAGTTGCCTTGAAGACGCGCAACCATAATATCTTTAGTAATGTCGCCAAATTCAACAGCTAAGCGCTCCATAGAAAGTGGATTGATATTACATACTTCTTCGTCGTAAGTGGTTGTTTTAGGCTCGTATTTGCTCGTCTTAGTGTTGTAAGCCCCTTTACTTTCAAGCATGAATGTTATTCTGTCGTTGTATCTCAATAAAATTTGATACTTCCTTTCGACCCGTTTTCTTTCGGGTAAAGTTCATCAATAATTGTTTGATACTCATCGAAATCATTCGCTTGAAAAGTATTTGTACGGCCTTCCACACTTTCTGTCGTCATACCTTCAGCGCCTATTCTGTTATAACGTTTGACAGCCACTTCTTCGACAATGAAAGATAAGTTATCCGGTACACGTTCAATATTTATAGGCAATTTGGATAATAAACGACTTTCAGTGTTCTTAATGATGATATCTAAGACATTGTCTTGTTTGTCGTCTTTTAAACCAAGTAACACTTTCACATTTTCTTTAGTTGCCATTAACAACACCTACTCTAAGTCTGATAAGATATCAGCTTTCGTCTTGTCATCTTCGACAACAATATTGATACTTGATAAAGTATCCACTATATCTTTTTTAGTCATTTGTTCATTAACAACAACTAAATAACCTTTTCCTTTTAAATCTTTGATACGTTGGTCGTCATCACAAGAATAAACGTCGCCTTTTAAATAAAGGCGCTCGTTATCCGTTTTGTCTTTAAAGTTACTAGCTACTAAACAAACCATTTTACCACCTCTTTTTATACTACTGGCGCAGTTTCTGCTTTGATTGTCACTTTAACTACTGCGTCGATGTTTTCAGGAAACATTGAGATTGCAGAAGCAAATACAGTGTCAGCTGTTAAGCGTTCTGGTTGAATATCGTGTAACACACCTACAAAGCCAGTTTCATCAGTTGCAAATGCAAATGCGCGTGATAATTCGCCGCGTGGATTAGCAAACGCTACGTTTAAGTTTTCGGCTGTTGTCATCCAAACTTCTCCAGCAGGTACGTCTGCAAATTCGATAACTCTAACACCAACGTATGGAGTTAATAGGTTTAATCCGAATTGAGCGCCATTTGAGTTAATGAAGCCATTGGCGATATGCTCTGCTACATCGTTAGGGTTCACTAAAGCGATAGGAGTAATCTCGTCGTCTAATAAAGTCGATAAGTTAGCACGTCCTTTAGCTAAAGCACCTTGTAAGTTTTTGCCAGTTAAAGCTGCTTTATTTGTACGATCAGCACTATCCAAAGCACCTTTTAAAGAATTAAAGAAATCTTTACGGAAGTTCTTTTGTACATAACGTAACAATTCATTGTCAGTACGATTGATTGCTAAATCATAACCATGTGATTGAATAGCTTCTGCACTTGTAGACTTACGATATTTTTTGAATTTTAATTCAGTGATTTTAACTTGTTCACGTTCAACTTTTGTTAATGGAATGATGTCGCCTTCTGCAACGTTTCCGTCTGGAGCTGTTGAGTCAACAATTTTAAAACGATATTGCTTAATTGCTGAACCTACGTTCATAGGAATTTTGTTTGTAATAGATAATGCTTCAAATAATTTGTTTAATCCAATACCCATTCTGTTTGCAAAATCGATCGACTTCGCTTCGCCTAATGCTTTTACATCAATTAAATTTGGTTCTGCTGCCATAAATAATTACCTCCGATTATTAATTAAATAATTGTCTATTTTGAGCGATAGCTATTTGACGTTTGCTATCATCTTTTATGTTTAAAATATCTTCTTTAGTCAGTCCGCTTGTTGTGAATGCTTTCGGCGATTCTTGACGCAATGCTTCTTTGACTTGTGTTTTTACCATTCCATTTAATAAATCAACAAATGCATCAACACTTTCTTTAGTTCCGTTTGCATCTTCTTTCACAACAAAATTTAGTAATTCATCACTAGCATCGATATTCTTTTCTTTCAACATAGCGCGAGCTTCTGAACGCATTTCATTTGTCGCTTTTTCTGCACGTAATTGTTGCAGCTCTTTTTCCATTTTTTCACGTTCATACTCTGCTTTTTGGTCTTTGTTCATCTTAGCTAGTTTCGCGGCTTCTTCTGCTTTTTCTTCCGCTTTCTTTTGTTCACGAGCAACACGGTCTTTAATCATTTGGTTAACTTCTTCTTGTGTAAATGTTTTATCAGTATCTTTTGACTGCTTTGTTTTATCGTTTGAAGTTCCGTCTTGATTTTCTTGTGTTTGCTCTTTTACTTCTGTTTTTTCAGTAACGTTACTTTTTGTTTCTTCTGCCATGAGATATACCTCCGTTTATAGTCTGTCGACTGTTTTTCCATACGAGCTTTTAACGTCGTCAGCACGTTTTGGACATAAAAAATAACCACCAATTCGGTAGTTTTATATATACTTACTTGTTTTATTTTCTTTCGTTTTATCTTCTTTTATCGTTGGTTCGTTTTGCTTTTGCAATTCAACTCTTATTAACTTTAATTCTCTAGCTATTTCTTTTAGATATGATTCGTTGCTTCTCAATATTAACAATCCTCCACATCTTCTTTGATTCATCATAATAAGCAATGTTATTGCCTTTCACTTTAACTTTTAATTCTAGTTTCATTTTATTGTTACCTTAGCGCCTGTGTAGCGTCCTTTTCTAGAGTTTATAAAGTCTTTTCTTCTAGTAGGTGTGAAAGGTATCGTTGAAGATCTACAGTGTGGATGCAATGGAGGTGCGTTTAATCCTGGTGTCATATCTTTAACTTTATAGATATTGCCATTATGGCTAAGACAAGTTTTAGATGTCTTTTCATCCACTTTAGCAACAAATTGATATCTTGCATCTTCGCCTAAAGTAGCAGTGTAATACTCTTTTTGCGCTAATGTTTGAACCCTTGCTGCTTCTGTTATTAACAAACGCTTAGCATCTGATGTAGCGACATCGTGTTTCTTCCTAAGTTCAGAAACGAATTCATTCGGGTGTCTACCTCTCAATACAACGTGTGATGCAATGCGTTGTACATCGTCTCGTAATTCATCCATGTTGGACCATAAGCGCTTTGACCATGTTGTATTGCCAAAGTCAGCGTTGACAATAGATGTTACTTTCTGTGGTGTTATTTCTACATTGTCGCCTAATATCCCGGCTTGACGCTTTATTTCTCTCTCTACAGCGTCATGCATGTAATCAGATAGCTTATTCTCTGTTTCGGCTGTAAAATAATCTATCAGACCGTTTAATTGGCCTTTTAACAATTCTTCTCTAGATACATACATCTTTGTGTTGTACTTCTTGAGCTCTTTATTAGCCTTTTCGCTAAAGTCTTTGGTTTCTACATACTGCTTAGCCTTGTTTTTGAATGCTTCTACGTCAAAGTTGTCAACTTTCTTTTTGGCTTCTTTGATGTTCAAACCTTCATGATTCGCATACTTAGCATAGAATGACATTATTTCTTTTTCTATTTCTTTAATCATGGTCATTAACAACATTTCGATGTCTTTAATTGCCGCTTTGTCACGTTTTACTTCTTGTACAATCCCCTTTTGAGCTAATTCCCACCATTGAGCATCACTCTGCGACATCTATGTTCACATCTTCTTTGTTATTGTCTGTTAGATTGCTGTATTCGCTATTATCACGGGATTGTATTTGCTTTTCTTTTTCTTTTTCCATTTTCTTCATTTCTTCTTTAGGGTTTTTGATTATATCAAGTACACCTAATCTTGTTTCTTCTGAAACGCCACCATTTAAATCGTTGAAAATCTCAACTGATTCTTTTAGTGATTTCGGTAGGTTAGGAGTGAATGCAATATTTAACTCCGAATAGTCATGATTTTCAAAACTTTCTATATTCACTTTGTTTAGAAGCAACTTGTATCGCTTCATCAACCCTTTTTTAAACAATCTCTCTTTTATCGCTCTAACTTGCTCAAGTCCAAACAATTTGTATTTCATTGACTCGCCAGATTGAACACCGCTAAAATTTTCATCGTTTAAATCTGGTGTGTTTGTGTATTTGTGAATATCGTTTTGTAATCTCTTTTTATATGCTTCTGAACCAGAAACATCATATTGTTTATAAATATACTTAGCGTCAGCCTTGCCTTCTCCACCGTTAGCGTTTATCGAAGGTTTGATGTGGATCATGTTTGCATCTCTAAACGCTTTCGCATCTTCTCCGTCTAAATCAGCATTACCAATCAATGCTAACATTGCATCATTAGTATCTGACATATAGTTAGCTGTATCAGATTGGCTAGCGTCATATAAATCAATTAAAGAAATAACGTTCTCGAAATCGCCTTGTTTGAATTGGTCGTTCAGATATTCTATAACAGGTACTTCATTGTAGAAGTGCTTAACTACATCATTTACTACAATAGAACCGTCTTTGACTTGCAAATAATAAATGTCTTGCTCTGTGTAAACCTCTATATAGCTTGTAGGTATATTGTTTGCATCTGACTTTTCATAATATCTAACACCCGCTATAACACGTTTGTCTAACGAGCTATCGTAGACAACGAACGTACTTTTAGGGTCTAATACTCTAAATGTGTCATTGTCTTTCATATCTCTGTATACAATCTCGTATGCACGTCCGTATATAGACAAATTCAATGCTAAGTCGCTGTTTATTTCATCAGCGTCGTTCTTGTCATTGAGTTCAATAATCTTGTTGTTTGTTTCATTGTTCTTGTGTGTAATTGTAATAGGGTTCCCGGTCAGATAACCAACTATAAACCTAGAAACGTATCTAGCGTAGTTATGTACTGCTCTGTGGTCTGCTTTGTCTCCGTTGTTATTCAAACGACGCTCTCCAGTTAAAATGTCAGTATTTCTATTTAAGTAATATGCTTCTAACATTTCCAACCTGGGTAGCTGCTCTGTCTTATGTCTGCTAATCAAGTTTCTTATATAATCGTCTTTAAACAGCTCATCTAAATCATTGACGACAAAATCGTCGTTTGCTGTTGGAGAAAATTTTTCTTGTACATTACCAACTGTGTATAAAGTCATTTACTCACTCCTTAAAACATACTTTTTATTCTTCGTAAATCACTAGCTTTTTTCTTTTGTTTTTTATTGTTTATCATTAACATTTCAACGCTGTAGCGTAATGCGTCAATACAATGATTGTAAGTGTCCACCGGTTCGTTATAGTATTCACCTGTGCTTTTGTCTTTTTTCCACGTGTAATTGTCTAACTCCTCAATCGTTTTAAAACATCGTTCGTCAATAACGATATCGAATTGATTAAGGTATTGTATTCCAGAAATAATACTGTCCTTACCCTTCATAGCAGGTCTGATGCGAGTAATGCCATGATTACTTATTTCAGCAATACTTTTTTGCTCAGCGCTATCTGCTGTTATTATCTCTTTTGCATATCCTAATCGCTTAATAACTTCAGCTATTTCGTTGTTCAACATACCTTTTTTTACATATTCTTCAACGATATATAATTTTTTATTTTCCATATCAACTTTGCAATGTATAAAAGCACTAGGATCGTTAACATAACCAAAATCGATTGCAAAATAAGATTGTAGATGCGATAGTTCTTGTTTGTTTAGTAACTTCTTTTCATACTTAGGAAACACTAACTTATCTAACGTAGCAAACTCACCTAGTGCATATATCTTGTAATATGCAGGATTACGACTTGCTAACAACTCTAAGTTTTGACGTGTCATTTCATCAAGAAACTTATTATCTCGATAGCTAGATTGTCTAATCATGACATTTTCCATCGGTTTATCATGCTCAAAGAAATACTTATAAACCCAGTTCAATTTAGAAACTGGGTTAAACATCAGAAATATTTGTTTATTTATATGTTTACGCTCTCTCAAACGCAATGTTAACTGTGTGTAATCATTTAATGTGAATTCAGATGCTTCTTCCATCACTATGTCTGATATACCTTTAATCGACTTTATTTTTTCTGGGTTGTCTAATCCTTTAAACAAAAAAACTGCGCCATTCGGTAACTCGACCTTGTTATCAGTCTTGTTCCAAAGACACATGTCCCAAACACCGAAGTTTATCAAACAATCTTTAACATCTTCAAATAAACTATCTTTAATTGTAGACTGAACTTTCCTAAGCCATAATATACGTCTAGGATACTTCCAATCTTTCAATGCTTTAAGCACAACTTTTTGTATAACCCCGTGAGACTTACCACTTGAACCGCCACCATAATGAACCTCTGTAAAGTTATCGTAATTGAACAGTACATCAAATATATTACGATTAAATACTTTAGCAGGATTGTCAAACCGCAGTTTAACTTTCGTCATCATAATCACCTATTTTAATTTCGAAGTTACGGTTTGTGATTTCCTGTTCTACTTTATCTCTGTATTTGTGCGGCAGTCTATTTTTAAGTGCAAATATAAGTGACGTAGGGTTAGCATGCTCGTACTTTTTAACTTTGACAACCTTACCTGCATTAGTGACTGTTTCTTCTTCATAGTAGTAGCCTGTAGCTCTCTTATGCAATGCGTTTTCTAATTCATAGTCAGAGACTTCTTTGCCCTTTTTTATGGCCTCCATAAACTCCGAGTGGTCTTCTTTCCATTTCATAACTGTTTTAAAATTAACGCCAAAATTTCGCGCTATTTGTTCGTCTGTTAGACCATCACGTTTCCAGCCCTCAACAAGATCTAGTTTATCTTTTATATCTAATTTTTCATATAATGTTCTTCTGCCCATTTCATTTACCACCAACTCTCACGATATTATCTTTTATAAATTTAAAAAAGCCACCCGTGTTTCTCACGGATAGCTCAATAGGAGTAAAACATAATTTGTTAGGAGACGAACATATAGTTTATATACCGCCCACTCATAGAGTAGACGGTTAAGCAACCAGGCGCACTACCTCCAATAGGAAAATTACTACCCGATTACTTATACGGAAGTCTCCGCCATAAGACAACGTCTTATTACGGCGGTTCGTTCACAATACCATAATATCTTTGTTTTAGTATCTAAAACTGCCATTTTAGTGACAACTTTTAATATTCACCTAATTCTTCAGCTAGTCTCGAAATGATTTTCTTTTTTATTCTGAATCCTGTGCGATGAGATACATGTATAACATCACAAGTATAACCAAATTTTTTTCGACCGAAATAATATACGTCTAGAAAGTCTTTTTCTTTTTGCGAAGACATATTGATGATACGCTCGATTGCAGTTTTATGTTTTAATATATTTGCACGTTTTATATTACATAAATAATTATTAACAGCTGTTTCTGTTCTTGATGTATTGGATTTTACAAATTCGCCTCCAACGTTAGTATCGTTTGGAACCCAAGGGTAAAGCGCTTCTTGTCTTAAGTTGTTCAATCTTTTGTCGTAATTAGGATAATCAGACAGTTCATCTTCTATCTTTCTAACAGTACTTAAACGCAATCCATATTTAAATTTAGACATCTCCACACCTCTTTAACTATCATTTTTAAGTTTATCTCTCAACACTTCAATTTCATATTCTTTCATCTCTATCTTGTGCTTTAACTCGTTTTGTTCTAACATGCAGCCGAATACAAGTATTACTAACAATATAATAGCTATGACTAACCACATCATTCTATAAACACCTTCTTTATTTCATCCAAGTCATACTGATCTGTTATTCTCGCATAGTCGTTTGGCGCAATATCCACCTCATCATTAGCGGTTAATTTATAATATATTTCTCTACCAATCCACTTACCTAGTTCATACATTGCGATAGTAAACCATATCTTTAAAATACGTTTAATCATCCAACCCCTCCTCATACTTACGTCGTGCCTCTTCTGCCCTCTCTGCCTCTACAAGTGTGTACGTCTCATTATCGTGCGGCTTAGTTACATCGACAAATGTTTCTTGCCCGTGTTTTATCTCTGTTATTAGAAATTGCGTCACTTCCCCAGCACCTCTTTCACTCTTTCGTATATATCTTTATTCTCCTGTACTTCCATATGCGCCTCTGTCGCTTTCATTTTCAAACCAATCAACCTGTTTGGGTTTAGGATATACAACTGGTGCTACAACCAACTGTGCTAGTCTTTCTCCTTTTTCTACTGTGACATCTTCATTACCGATATTGTCTGTGATAATACCGATTTCTTTATTGTATGTTTGGTCTATTGTGCCTAATGCTACACGTAACTTTGTTTTAAGTGACTTACCTGATCTAGGTCTCACTTGTGCTTCATATCCATGAGGTAAGTTAATAGCCACGTCTGTTTTAACTGCTTTTGTTTCTCCCGCTTTGATTGTTGCTGTTTCTGATACATACAGGTCTAATCCAGAGTCAAAATCATTAGCTCTTTTCGGAATAGTCGCGTTTTCTGATAATAATTTTATTTCTAGTTCTTTAGTCATTTACTGTTCCTCCAAATCGCTTAGTAAGTTACCGTTTTCTAATTTTTCATTAAATTTTTCTGAAGCATCATTAAAACCATAATCTATTAAAAACTGTCTAACCTGTTCTGGTGTAAGTTTTCTGTTTTCGTCATTTATATAATCACTAAGTTTAATACTCATCGTCCACACGCTCCAATTTGTTTATTTTATTTTTTATTACTTTAAATGCAGTTAATAAATTTCCGAAATACTCGAATTTTTTAGCGTTCGGTGCTTGCTCTTGACGTATTGTAAGATCGTCTATTTTACTTATAATGTATGCACTTATCTCATCGAATACATTGGCTTTCTTATATACTTTATCCACCTCTTGCAACAACTCTTCTGTATCATCCCCAGTGAACGCGCTTGCACTTATGATTGCTTGTTCTATTTGTTCACGTTTAGTCATTTACTTCACCAACTCCCCGTCTTTCCAAATGAGCATCATATTAAAGTCGTTGTCTTTGACATAAAATGCCTTCGCATGATGTTTTTTTACTACTGAAGCGATACTTCTTTTTGTATATCTAGATAGATTCTTTGTATTACTATTTAACATGAACATTTCTTTTAATACTTTTTCTTCCGTAATTTCTTCCTCAACTTCCACTGTAAAAAATTCATATTCTCCAACAGGTGCAACTTCAAGTAAACCACTTAATCTAAAATAAACATGACCCCCACAATCACTACAAAACACTTTATCTCTAACGTTGTTATCCCAACCCCATTTAATTAATTCGGGTAATTTCATTTTTACTTCACGTTTAATCTTTACCATTCTCTAACCCTCCCATTTTTCAAAAACTCTTTGCACGTACCAACGCGCTTTCGCAATATCTTCTTTACCATTCTTGTGTGTCGCTCTGCTTAAATATTTGATTGCGTTACCTATGTCATAAGCCAAATTAGACGGGTAATGTGCTGTGACTTGTTCTATATAGTCTATAACCTCTATATCGCCGTAATTGTAATGCGACGGACTATTTACGTTATCCTCTGTCTTCTCTACAACTGTGAAATCATCATCATCAGTTATCATCACTGGTTCTGTTAAGTTACCTACTTTGACACGTGCAAATGTCTTAAACGTGTCTTGACCTGTCATATGCCCTTTTAGTAAAACCTCTCCCGGATAGCTATTATTGTCGTTATCTCTTCTGAACATGATATAGTCGCCAATATTTAACTCTTTTATACTAGTCATACGTTTTAACCCCTTTGATCTTTGCCATATAGGTCAGTTTTTAGTTTTGTTAACAAGTTATTCTTGCATAAGTGGTCGAACCACTCGCTTTTCACTTTATGCTGCTTTACTAACTCTTTGCTGCGTCTCTCTTTTTCTGCTCGCTGCTCTTTACGTTTCAACATCAACATACGTTCATGTCTACGCTCTGCTTGTTGTATTAAATACAACTGTCTTGAGGATAGAGAACCCTCGTTTCTTTCATATATTTGCACCATTGTTAATTATCTCCCTCGAAAAAGTAGTGGCCTTTGCCGTAAATCAGTTCCGCGCCTCTCAAACCTTGTTTATATCGCTTTCTAACCGTGCTATCTGCCACATCAAAATATTTATATACGTCACATAGTCTGTAACGTTTGCCGTTTAGGTTAACCATTGGCATACGGCCCTTGACATTGATAACTGCTGTTGCTTCCGGCTGAAACGAATAAACGTGTTTTAATTCGACGTCTTCATTTCGTTCAGTTTTCACATCAAAGTCGCCGTAGTGCTCCATTGCGTCCTGCAATTCTTCGATTAAGTCTAGCGCTTTCATTCGACTTCCTCCAAACTCATTATGACTTTTGCTTGTTCTGCAAATTTTTTAAAACTGTGTATTTCCACAATTTGATTGTCATCTTTCCATAAATGGCTGTTAGCAGCATCTAATACCGTTTTGATCAAATTGTCTATATCTGGCTTAGTGTGCTTATACTGTCCTATTGCTGTTGTTTTTTTCTTTTTGCTCCAACTTTTAGGAGGTTCAAAGCAAAATAATAGAGATACTTTTAATTTACTTTCTATCATCAATTTAGGCATTTGCTCTTTTATATACTCTTTATGCTTTGTATAAGCTGCTGGCATGTAAGTTTGAACAAATTTACCTGATTTACGAAAACGTGGACGAGGCGAGCCAATAGGTGCCTCAAACACGTCATTAAATTTAATTTCTAATTGCATGTCCCACCTCTATATATCGAATATGCTCATCTGCATGTTTAGTTCGTAGTCGTAAAATAAATTGTGCTTTTCTTTATACGCTAGAAGTTCCTTATCACTTAAATTGAAAGCTGTTTTACTTGTATAGCGCCACCCACTTCTACTAATAAGACAATTCGAGTTTTCTGCTAGCGGGTAGACTACAAAAGCAACGTCGCCACTTCCATCGAATAATTTATATTGTTTTTTTGCCCCTTCTTTAATCCCCATATTTATCAACCTCTTTTATCAGTTTGTTCCAATTCATCTCATTAAAAATCTTATCCATAGATTTTTTATCATTATCGAAAGGCGACAGCTCTCTTTTTTCTAACAACCTTTTGATAGCAAAACCCATTTCTAAAATATCTGACCTTGCCGGTTCTAAGTTTTTACAATCATTTCTGTACAACTCGCCTAATCGTTTCTGTAATTCAATAATTGTCATGTGAAGAACCTTTGTGTCTTTTTATAGTATTCAAACTCGACAATTCCCGTTTCGCCGTCTTTGTTTTTTGCGATATTGCATTCAACAATTGATTTGCCAGATATATCAACCTCATCGTGGTTGTAATAGTCATCTCTATACAACAACATTGCTAAACTAGCGTCTGCTTCAATGCCGCCTGCTTCTTTCATATCGGACAACATCGGCCTTTTGTCGTTTCGACTTTCAACACCCCTGCTCAATTGCGATAACAAGATGATAATTGCGCCTGTCTCATTCGCTATAACCTTTAAATCTCGAGATATCTTTTCAATACCGTTTCTACGGTCTAATTTGCTGTCTGTTTGCATCAATTGTAGATAATCGATAAATATTACCTGTTGGGCCTCTTTGCTCTTTAAAGCCTGTTTACGTACGTCGTGCACTGTGATGTTACTTTTATCGTGTATATCGATATCCAACTTTATAAATTTATCTGCAGCATCAGTTAATCTTGTTAATTCGTCTGGCTCTAGATCTTTGATTTCTTTTATTCTAGTAAGCTCTATTCCTGTTTCTGCAGACAACATACGCTTTAATACAGATACACCTGTGGTCTCTAAACTAAAGAATGATGTTTTGTAGCCTTGAGACGCAATATTAAGCATCATATTAAGCGCAAATCCTGTTTTACCTACTGAAGGTCTAGCAGCTATTACAACGAGTTGTGTGGGCTCTAAACCGCCTATTTTGTAATCCATTAGTTTGTAGCCTGTATGAATTTGTTGTTTCGGTTCTTCGCTGTACAATTCTTCGATGAAATTATCTACGATTTGCTTAGTTCCGCTTTCATCGGTTGCGCTTATTAAGCTCACTTTTTGTAGTTTGTTTAACATTTCTTCAAAGTTGTAAATGTTTGGATTTGTATTAAATTCACTAAGCACTTCTTGCGTTTTGTCTATTTGATAAAGATTTAATAAATCTTGTTGGTATCTTTCGAAAAGACCATAACCGATGAAATCAGAGTTATATAAGTACTGTATTGTCTGAAAGTCTAAAAAATCTTTGTCTTTAGTTGTTTTTAAATAAATTTCGTTATGGTCGACTTTCCCAATTTCTAAAACGTAATCTATAAAGCCGCGCAATTTTTCATTTTTAAACATTTCAGACTTAACACGCAACTTCTCGAGTAATTCGGGTTTTTTAAGCAAGCTCGCGATGATAGTACTTTCTATCTCATATCTTTCATTCATCGCTTTCCACCTCAAATTCACGTAATTTCTTCTTGAAGTCGTCCAACACTTTTTTTCTTTTAGCTCGATATTCTGGATCGTTCTTCATTCTCCAGCGATGTTTAGCTGTTTTTTCGTCTATAGGTTCTTCTTTAACAACCTTTATTTTTTTACGCATGATATTAGGTATACTTGGAGGATATGGTTTTAAATCATTGATATATTGCATAACCGCTTTAACAGTCGGTTCATAGTCTCCATTCTCACTCAATATATTGACCCATGTTTCTAATTTTGATCTGTCAAAATCTAAGTTATAGACTTGCCTAATTGTTTTGATAACATCTAAGGCTTGCTGTTTAGTCATAGGCATTAACTTTCATCTCCCAGCTCTTTTTCCATTTGAGCAATCAAATCATCTGCAGCAGATTTTTTGTTTTTAGGTTTAATCTTATTTTCAGCATCTTCTTTAGTCTTAACGTTTTCTTTAGCCCAGTTGTTTAATACTTTGATCAGATAACCCGCATGGCAACCTTTATCTTTTGTATAGTCAGTAGCTACCTCAACAACTTCATCTGCATACTTTCCGATATCATCAATTGCATAGCCTATTTGTTGCATTTGGTTGGGTGTTAAGTTTTTATCAAGATTATTCATAATATAGTTAATTGAATTTTTAAAGACGTCTTCTTTATCTATTTCTTTATCTTCTTCTAGTTCTTTATCTTCTTCTTTATCTGTTGCGTGACTGTCACGTGACTTCACGTGACTATCTAATAATTTTTGTTTATTTCTTTGTTTTCTCTTACGTAAACGGTTCTGCTCTCTTATTTTTTCTAAACCTTCAATATTTTGATGCTTTTCCCAATTAGTTACTTTAAAGACACCGTTCACATCTTCGATCATTCCTAATGTTTTGAACGTTTGCAGTGCTAATCTTATTGAGTTGATAGGTCTATTAAACTCATTTGCCAACATTTCTTCGTTATATGGCAAATTTTCAGATAGCATAATGTAACCTTGCTCGTTGTATTTGCCGGCTAATGTTAGTAGTTTGACCCACAATGTGATAATTGTGTCTCTTTCGGGCAAAGCTTCTATATACTTAATTTTGCTATCGTCGAACATTCCGACTTTCAATTTAATCCATGATACTTCAGCCATTAGTTTCTCCTTTCAACATTTTATTTAGTCGTTCGTCTTGAGTGATATAATTCTTAATTTTGGGCATCTAATCAGTCCTAAAATGGTAAATCTTCGTCACTAATATCAATTGGACCATTCGCGTTTTGCATACCGTTAGAAAATGGGTTGTTATCACTTTGCGCTTGTCCACTTTGTTGTGGTTGGTTGTTTGATTGCGCATTGCTATTCTTACGCTCTACAAACGTAACTTGGTTGACTGCTACATCAGTTGTGTATACACGTTGTCCGTCTTTTTCGTAGCTACCTGTTTGAATTGATCCAGTTACTCCAATTTTGTTACCTTTTTTAAAGTTGTTAGCGATAATTTCTGCTGTTTTACCAAAAGCAACACAAGTGATGAAGTCTGTTTCATACTCGTCTGTTTGCTTGTTTTTAAATGGTCGTTGTACTGCAATTCTAAAGTTAGCTACGTTGTTTTTTTGTCCTCTTAATTCTGGGTCTGCTACCAAATTACCTAATAAATTTACTGTGTTCATTGTTCATTCTCCTTATATTTTTTAGCCATAGTTTGAATTTTATTAATTGTGTTTGCTGCTTGTTGTTCTGTCATAGACGCATATTCTTGTATTCCGAATGTTTTTTCGGCTTGTTGCTGTGTGACTTCTTTTCCTAGCGACTTCATTAAAGCTACAAACTGATATACTTCTTGTTTTAAAACGCCTATTGTATTGCTACTAGCTTTGTTGTATTTTTCTTGTTTTTGTTTTGCGTCTGCGTCGTCTTCATCAGTTGGAATGTTGAAGAATTTCATTAAGAAATAACGTTCTGCGTATGTCAGTGCTGTTCCATGTGCCTTTGATACATCATCTTGTTGGCCTACAGAATAGAAACTTACTTCAAGTTGTTCTTCTGGCTTATCTGCATTAATCCATAAATAAGTTAATTTCATTTCTACAACAAATTCCGATGTAGTGACTTCGCGTGAAGCTTTTTTGTTAAATCTAGTTACTTCAATTTGCTTATAATTTTCATCTGATGTTTTTGGTACTAGAAGTAAATTATGCTCAATCATCTTGTTCCTAATTCTGTGTAACACTTGAGAACCACTAACATATGAGTAGTTGTAACCTTTCGTATCTTTGGTAAATCCGTCAATATTGGCTTTAACGTCTGCTATTTTTTGATATAAATTAAGTTGTTCAGTCATTTATCGCACCCTCAAACTTCTGTTTTGTTTTAATTCGACACCTTTTATTTCAAGGCCGTCTTTGACAGCTTTTAGCAATTCTGTTTTGTTTAGTTTAGGTTTTTGCTCTACGTAATATTGTTTCGGAATTAAACTTTCATCTTGCACATCTAAACTAGGTTGGTTTTTAGCTATGCTATAGCTATTCAATGCTGTCTTAAACTTCTCTTTTCCTGTCTGCTCCATAACTTCTTGTAAACTTTCTTTTAAACGTTTGACACCGTTTTGGTTAGAAGTTTTACGTTGTCTTAAACGTTTTATTTCTTCGTCTATAGCATTGTTATCTGCTTCTAAAGACTTAATAACCGCTACATATCCATCTGCTTTATCTTCGATAGCATCGTTAATACTCGCTAATGTATCTTTTAAAATCAGTTCATTTTCTTGTTCAGAAATTAGGTTATAAATTTGTTGATAATTTGTTGATAACTCAAATAAATTACTCAACTTGACGACCTCCGATTCTTTTCGTATATTTAAATTAGTTGTATTTCGTATCTGACTGTTACTTGTTGGCGCAAGTAGCAGTTTTTTTATTAAAAAAATGTCTGCTATAAAACCAGTAAGCTGCTGTCGCTATTGCTGCGCTTACGACTAATCCTGTTGTAAAGTAAATTTCAAAAATGACCATTGTTATAATTGAAATAAGTATGAATGTGATTAATGCGATTGTTAGACTTTTCATTTCAACCCCTCCTTTTCTAGTATTTTTTTACCAACGCGTTCATACATAAAAGTGGCCCAGTAATCAATCATTTCTTGACTCATGTTTTTGCTCCATTTCTATAATTTTTTGTATATATCCTCGCTCTAATGCGAAGTCGAATAGCATTTGTTGAATGTGTGGTGGCATTTCTACCATTCCTTTCGTGTATAATGTTGTTATCAACCTAAGGAGGTGATTAATTATGGATTACTTTAATTTGTACAAAGTTATTTTAGAAGCATGTGACAATCCGTCAGTAACAGACGGCCAAGAACTTATAGATATAATAAGTACTCATCCGTATATTTTAGAATTGAGAGAGAAGTATGAAGATGACTTGATAATATCGAAGATCATACAAATCCTTGAAAATGGTATTGATGATAATGTGATTAAAGGTGATTACGTTATTAATATGGATAATAATTTCCATCGCATATCTGGATTAACCACTAGTGGTCATCTATACTTAAAAACACTGTCTAACAATTCTAGTTTTAGTAAGTTCAAAAATTTTGCTAAAAACACTTCATCTAAAATAACTGTTGATTCTCTGGGTTATCTGCTTCGTAATTATCTGCAATAATACGTTTAGCGAAAAAAACCAAACTAACTGTATATAGATTGTTCATAGATTTCTTTACGTTAACCCCTTCCTCAAGTACATAGGGCACCCTAAAATCATTAATGAATAATCCGTTTTTATTTAATGTAACCGTCGGTAACTCAGGTTTATTCCGTCTATAAACTTCCCCTAACGTCGGCTTACTATTTCCAATCCTCCAAACCTTCCAAGTCACAACTGCCATTGTGATGAGGAGGGGTGTTTTGTATAGCTTGTTCATTTCATTCACTCCTTTAAGTTGTTTGTTCGATTGTGGGTTATAGTTCATTTGTTAAAAATTTGTTAATAAAGTATTGTTGCCCTTTACCTGTTACTTTAGGGGTCTTACTAATTGATGTATGACCGTCTGAATGAGTAATTGACGTTTCTTTGATTTCAAATAATTCTCGTTCCATTGAGTATTGTGTTGGCATGTTATAGTCGACGCCTTGACGTTTTATTAAAAAACCATTTTGTCGTAACCACTTAAACAGTCTTCGTTGTCCTATATTGACACCATTTTGTTTAATGATTTTTGCTAATTCCCCTACCAAAATAGAAGTTTTAGTTGTTGCTACTGCGTCAGCAAACAATACTTTAGGTTTGTCTTTCTCAATTTGTGTTTCCAGTTGGTTGATTGTGTTATTAGCCATCTTCAATGCACGTTTCATAATCATTTCTGGACTGTTCCATGCTTTCTCTACTTGAATGAAGTATTGTCTTGCACGTTTACCTGGTTCACTACGTTGAATCATTGCGATTTCTTTTGCAGTGTCTAATGTGAGAATATGATTAATTTGTTCATAAGTACGCGCCCTTTTTTGACCGTGTACTTTTTCAACTTGCGAAATAAAATCTATCCCGTTTTCAAAACCATACTCCGTCATTCTTTCGAACCACTTATCGTACCTAGTTGAAACTTCTAAAGCTTGATGAAGCTCACGACCGCTGATTGCGATTTCTCCATTTTCTTTTTCTTGTATGTTGAACATTTCTCCGATGTTTGATTTTGTTTGTAATGCTTGCATAATGTTTATGCTCCTTTCGTGTATAATTTAGTTATCTCCTAGTGAAAGGAGGTGGATAATTATGAATAATATAAATCTCACTCAACGACAGTTAGATTTAATAAAGAAAAATCAAGCTATCTTGTCTAAATTACCTGTTGAGACTTACGCTAAAGTCGTGAATACTATGAATGATCTTAGAATCAACCAATCGAAATTATCTGATTGGGCTTTCTATATGCATCGAGTAACTAAGAATCATCCAATGTTCAAATCTAATTTATTTTCTGAAAAAATTCTTGATGAATTCATAAGTTCTAACAGCTTTCCGGAGGATGAAGTCCGCAAAGTTAGCACTCATTTGAGAAACTCTTTTGTCGATACTGTCGATGTCCCTGTTCTTGGTAAAACCGTCGATTCTGCCCATCCAATAGATGACGTAGATACAGAGAAATACAATAGTGTATTCAATGAATCGCTCAATCATATTTTTATTTCTCCTTCTGCAAAATTTGTAAAAAAGCTTTCTGTCGGTTCTGCTATCGGAGTAATACCTCCGATTATGGTTAGAACGATACTTGACCAATATGTGAACTACTTTATGCTGACGAAAGATTCTACCGATTTAAAAAGAGTAAATTATTCGTTATTAAACTTAATGAGGTAGAACAATATAACGAGATTTAGTACAAGGTGTATGCACAAAAATATGTTTGTAACTAGCATTTCACATCTTCCTTTCATCATTTTTGAATAACTTTTATTCGGAAGTTGTTTATCTTCTAAAAGTTTTAACTAAGTAATTTCTTAATTACTTCACAGCTATGACTGTCAAGCTCCACCTTGACGGTCTTATGGCTGTATACTTTTTCGACTTCTTGCGCAATTCTGTCCCATTCATATTTGGGCATGCCGTTGATAGCTTCTAAAATTTTGTTTAAACGTTTTTGCGATTCTTGCATTTGTCATTCCTCCTGTTAAGTTGTTTGTTCGATTGTTAGAGGTGGCTCAGAACCACCTCGTGTGGTATAATTAGGGTGTTGATATTTACTCGTTGACTGCTTATTTAGCAGTCTTTTTTTGTGCCCACTCTTTTCTAGGATTGTCTATTATTAATTCACCATTATTTTTTACGTAATATTCAATAAACAATGAGCTATCTTGTGTTAATTTATCGTTGTATTTATCAATAAATTCTTTTAATGCTTCAGTAAGGTCATAACCTTTAACTCTTAAATCGTCATCAAATTTCTTTTGTAAAACTTTTTTAATCAATCTTTCTTCATCAAAACCTTCGATTCTATATAGTGCATATAAAGCTAGTGCTACTTTTGTCTTTTTAGGTGTATTTGTCTCTTTTCTAAATTTCTCATAATATTTAAGGAAGTTAAGTGTTTGCTCAAAGTTCACAAACTCGAAATCACCTGATTTAACTAATTTACTCAAACTTGTTTGGTTTGCCGTCGTATCTCTAGCAACCCCAACAACTACCGATGTACCAGCATATTTCTTGTTAATTAAATTGAGTAACGAAACATATTGCTCAGAACCTTGGTTTGCATAACTTTCAATAAAATTAAGTAAACTCCAAGGTCTTTGTGTTGTGTTCATTCTCACGATATCGTGTTCTCCTAAACCAGGCTTGATAATATATTCGATAGGGACACCTGCTTTTTTAGCGTGTTCTAATCTATGCTGACCATCGATAACAACCATATACTCGTTAACGATGATTGGACTGATAAATCCTTCTTTTGCTTGTTTCAACATTTCATCTGTAAAAAGAATGTTTCTGTTGAATTTGGTAAATTTAAACATCTCTAAATCATCTGTTTTATACACTTCATTTACTGGTAAGTTCATTGTGTTTTGTTCAAATTCTTGTCCGTTGATATCTACTCGTTTCATAATTTATTGCTCCTTTAACTTTTTGATTATTTTTTCTAATTTATTGATTATTTCTTGTTCGTTAAGATTGTTCTTATAATTTTCTATAAATACTTCGGAAGGTTCTAAAATCTTTAATAATATTGAAGTGTAATCTTCATAGTCATCTTCTTTTTTTAAAGGCATTTCATGATTGGATTGATCCATCATGCCTTTTACTTCATTTCTGAAATCGTCTGCTAATTTTTTGTAATATTCACGTTCACTTTCAAGATGTTCATTCATATTTTTAATGCTTTGATAGTCATCAGGTTCTGTGTACTTCTCAATCACTTCTGGTTCCTTATTCTGCTCATCTTCTAATTGCTTTCGTGCAATTGACTCTGAACGTTGCGCCTGTTCTACTTGTGATTGGAGTTGGGCGTTTTGTTCGTCGCGTTGTTTGAGTTGTTTTTTTAATTCACGTAGTTCTCGAACTGTCATTTCATCAGGTGTTTTTGTTTCTCCACTTGATGTTGTGTGTTCTTTGGTGCGTTCAGGTTCGGGAAGAGTTGCGATTTGATAAAGAGCTTCAACACCTAAAGTGTTCGACATCGAACGCTCTTGAAATTCGTCGGATACTTTTATAAATTTTCTAGCTTGTGAGTCATTAAAGTTTACTGACTTCAACCAATTTGACCATTCACCATGTGCTAAATCGTTTTCTTTAACGTGTTTCAATCTACGACCAATCTCGAAAATAGATTGACCAGCGATGTTTTGATAACTTTTGATTTCTGTTTCTATTGTGGTTAAGTCATTACTAAGTTGTAGTTCGTTCATTTCTTCCTCCTTTAACTACACTAAAAGTGAAGTTAATTTTAAATTTTTTTGCTAACTCTTAACAAGTCAGCATTGACACCATAAATATAAGCTAAAGCATAAACCACCATGCTTTTGGGTATAACTTCTCCTTTTTCCCATGCAATGTATTGTGCTCTTGAAACGCCTAATTTGTCAGCAATTTGTTGTTGCGTATAGTCAAATTCGTTCCTTGCGCCTTTCAAAGAGAAAGTTTCAATTGTGTCTGTCATTTTTACCACCTCCCTCAAAGGTATGTACCTAATTTACTACACTAAAAGTAAAGTGTCAACACATTAAGTAAACTTTTTTCTAAAATAACTTTACTTTTTGTAAACTTTTGTTTATAATTTAATCAACACTTAAATAAGAAGAGAGGCAACAAAATGGCTAAAGAAATTCTTTCTAAAAACTTAAAAAATCTTTTAGAACGCAAAGGAAAAACACAAACAGACATGGCAAAAGATTTAAATTTAAAAGAATCTACAGTTAGTAGCTGGATAAATGCAGTAAAATACCCAAGAAGAGATAAAATTGAGTTACTAGCTGATTATTTTGGCGTTATGCCCTCTGACATCACAGAAGATAAAAGTTTACAACAAGATACTATGGCTGCTCATTTCGATAAAGACGGTCTAACAGAAGAAGAAATGAAAGAAGTTCAAGATTTTATTAAATTCATTAAAAGTAAAAGAAATTAAAAAAGGGTGTATTGAATGGGGTTATTTGAAGAATTATGTATAAAAAACGACTGGATAGAAATAGAAGAAACTAATCGTTTACCTAAATTTCAACCCGGTTTTTATATAAATGGGAAAATTTATATAAATAGTAACCTATCCGAAACACGCAAAGCCGAAGTCTTATACGAAGAATTAGCACATCATAAGCTTACATACGGAAACATCTTGGATCAAGCTAAAGATATAAACCGCAAATTTGAAAACTACGCTAGGCGTTACGGGTATGAAGTTGCCTTACCTTTACGCATTATTGTGGAAGCGTATAACTATGGTGTTAGTAATTTATATGAATTAGCTGAATATGTTCAATTAAGAGAAGAATATATAGCAGAAATATTAAAGCATTATAAAAGTAAATATGGCATTGGAACTCACTATGGAGAATACTTAATTACATTTGATCCGTTAAGAGTTTTTAAATATAAAGAAATATAAAAAAAGGAGGAAGTTTAATGGAAACAGAAAGTTTTAAAAAACAATGGGTAATGTGGACTATCCTTGTAACATCTTTGTTCAGTATAGGCACTCCAGGAATTGCTATAATCCCATTTATTCTATCGATATATGCACTAGCTAAATTAATAGTTATTAAAAAAATTGTAGAACCTGATGTGGCAACACTCCATGAATTGAAAGAAAAATATAAGGGTCTGGAAAGTGAAATACAAGAATTGCAGAACTTAAAAGCAGATTTGATGACAAATATAGAAAAAGGTACAAAAGAACTTGAAAAAATAACTAATTATTTAAATGAAGAATTGATTAAATATGATGTAGAGTTAACTTATCCTTTCGATTTACTAGAAGTAGACTCGTCTGAAATAAATACTCACATAAAAAAATTAGAAATGAGAGAAAAAGATTTAGTGAGTCTTGAAAAAGTGAAAATATTTAATGATTCTAAAGATAATAAGAAACATCAAAATGCACAAGCTAAACAAATCATAAGATTATTTAATGCTGAAACTTCACAATTAATTAATAATGTAAATAGTAAAAACATTGAAAGTATGCAGAACAAAATATTCAAAAGTTTTGAAGGAATAAATAAAATTTTCGAAACTGATAATGTACGTATTCCAGAAGCCCTACTAGACATAAAACTTGAGATGTTAGATTTAAAACACAAACATAAAATTAAGCAAGAAGATGAAAAAATAGTCAGAAGAGAAGAACGAGCTAGAATGAAAGAAATACAACAAGCCGAAAAAGAGATGGAGAAAAAACTAAAAGATCTTGACAAAGATATTAAACATCATAACAACGAAATCAAAAAACTGACTAAGTATCTTAATAACACTAATCTACAAGTCGAAAAAGAATTATATATTGAAAAAATTAAAGAATTAAACGAATCTCTCAAGAATTTAAGTTCTGAACGAGAAAATATAGAAGATAGAAAAGAAAATGCTCAGTCAGGATTTGTTTATGTTATATCTAATATCGGTTCGTTTGGAGAAAACGTTTATAAGATTGGCGTAACTCGAAGATTAGAACCTATGGACAGAATTAATGAATTAAGTAGCGCTTCTGTTCCCTTTGAATTCGATGTACATGCTTTAATTTTTTCTGAAAATGCTTTTGAACTCGAAAAAAAATTGCACGATTACTTTAAAAAATATAAAGTTAATAAAGTTAATGGAAGAAAAGAATTCTTTAAAGTTAATATTGATGAAATTAAGGATAAAATTTTATCAGAGCACAATAATACAGTCCAATTTACAGACGAACCAAAAGCTGTACAATATAGAGAAACTTTAAGGTTAACTTCACAATAAAATTATGGGTAGCTCGCCTACCCTTATTATTTTTTACTTTTTTAGGAGATGAAACAATGAAAGTAGCGATTTACACAAGAGTAAGTACATTAGAGCAAAGAGAAAAAGGCCATTCTATAGATGAACAAGAACGCAAATTGCGTTCATTTTGTGATATAAACGATTGGACCGTTAAAGACGTTTATGTAGATGCTGGATTTTCGGGAGCTAAAAGAGACAGACCGGAATTGACGCGTTTGTTAGATGATATAAGCGAATTTGATTTGGTATTAGTTTATAAGTTAGATAGATTGACACGTTCAGTGCGCGACCTTTTGGACTTGTTGGAAGTATTCGAGAATAACAATGTTGCTTTTAGAAGCGCTACAGAGGTATACGACACAACAACAGCAATAGGTCGGTTGTTTGTAACGTTAGTCGGTGCTATGGCCGAGTGGGAGCGTGAGACAATTAGAGAGCGCTCTTTAATGGGAAAACGTGCAGCAATTAAAAAAGGCATGATATTAACAGCTCCCCCATTCTACTATGATCGCGTGAACAACACTTATATACCTAATCAGTACAAAGATGTTGTGTTAGATGTTTATAACAAAGTTAAAAAAGGTTATAGCATTGCGCATATAGCACGTTTATACAACAATTCAGATGTGAAGCCTCCGAACGACAACAAAGAATGGACTACACGCATGTTGATGCACGCACTTAGAAACCCGGTCACACGCGGCCATTATCAATGGGGAGAAATCTATATCGAAGATAGTCACGAACCTATCATAACAGATGAAATGTACAACACGATAATAGATAGATTAGACAAGCACACAAATACTAAAGTAGTAGCGCATACATCTGTTTTTAGAGGTAAGTTAATATGTCCTAATTGTGGTTACGCTCTAACGCTAAATTCAAACAAAAGAAAACGTAAAAATGATACTATTGTTTATAAAACGTATTACTGTAACAACTGCAAAACGACAAAAGGAATGAAACCACATCATATTACAGAAACTGAAACGTTGCGTGTTTTTAAAGATCACTTATCTAAAATAGATTTAAAACAATATGAGACACAAGAAAAAGAAAAGCAATCACATGTAACTATCGATTTATCAAAAGTTATGGAACAACGGAAAAGATATCATAAATTGTATGCCAGTGGTATGATGCAAGAAAATGAGTTATTCGAGTTAATAAAAGAAACCGACGAAATGATAGAAGAATATGAAAAACAAAGAAAGCAAGTTGATGTAAAAGAATTTGATATTGGTAAAATTAAAGAAATTAAGGATGTGCTTTTGAAGTCTTGGGATATATTTACATTAGAAGATAAAGCAGACTTTATACAAATGTCTATAAAAGCTATTAATATAGAGTACACTAAGTTAAAACGTGGCAAATCTAGCAATTCGATGAAGATTAAAGATATTGAATTCTATTAATTTTGTACGGAAGTAGATACTATCTTTCAACATTGGTTGTATTCCTACAAAGACACTCATTCATGATGGACTTCATAACCGTTCATTTGCTGATGCTTTTGCAAGAAAAAATGAAGTCGTATCAGCATTAAATAAGAAAAATTATGGAAATTTAGCAAATGATACGCATATTGATGTTTTGGACTATAAAGCTACGTTCAAATCTAATACTGAAGTTAATTTAATTAATGCTCAAGGACAAGTTGAGCGTACCATTAGTGCAACAGATATTGTTATTAACACAGGTGCAAAAGCGCGTATTCCGAATATTAAAGGTGTAGATCGTGCCACGCGATTATATGACTCTACTGGCATTCAAAATCTCGCTACGCAACCTCAACAGTTAGTCATTGTTGGCGGTGGATACATCGCACTTGAATTTGCTTCACTATTCGCTAACTTAGGAACACATGTCTCTGTGCTTGAATCTAGTCAAACACTCATCCCAAATGAAGATCGTGAAATTGCTGAACTTATCATCCATGATTTAGAAAATAAAGGCGTCGAGATTCATACCGATGTTGAAACATTTGAATTTATTGATAGTAATGATCATACAATAGTGAAAACATCTCAAGGAGATTTTGTAGCTGATGCCGTTCTTCTAGCTACTGGCCGTATTCCGAATACAGATTTAACCCTTGAAAATACAGATATTGAATTAGAAGAACATGGTGCTATCAAAGTGAATCCACATCTACAAACTACAGTACCGCATATATATGCTGCTGGAGATGTAAAGGGTGGACTACAATTTACGTATATTTCTCTAGATGACTTTAGAATATTGAAAGCTAAACTATTTGGTAATAAGGATAGAACAACAGAAAATCGTGGACAAATTCCTTATACCGTATTTATTGATCCGCCACTATCTCGAGTTGGTTTAACTGCTGCTCAAGCAGAGGCACGTCATTATAACTATTTGGAAAACAAGCTAGCCGTTAATAACATTCCTCGTCATAAAATTAATAATGATCCTCGCGGCTTGTTTAAAGTAGTCATTAATAAGGACACAAATGAAATTTTAGGCGCAACGTTATACGGTAAGGAATCTGAAGAAATGATTAACCTTATTAAATTAGCTATGGATCAACACATACCTTATCAAGTATTAAGAGATAATATTTATACTCATCCAACAATGACAGAAGCATTCAATGATTTATTTAATTTATAA